AGGAAAAAGACTTGATGGTCTATCAGGTGCGTCAAAATTCTTCAAATGCGTTGATGACTGCCCAGTGAAGATCCTAGACGAACAGAGCGGAATAATCAAGGGCGGAACTTGGAACAACACAGAAGGAGCAAGACACTTTAACAACGAAGGCAAGAAGACAAACTACACTACAAAGAAAGTAGATAAAACACAAGGTGGTGCCTCACGCTTCTTCTACTGCGCCAAGGTTGGTAAGAAGGAACGCAACGCTGGCTCCACAAAGAACACACATCCAACCGTCAAACCAATTAAACTAATGACTTATCTAACAAAACTTATCACACCTCCTAATGGTAAAGTCCTTGATCCTTTTATGGGATCTGGTTCTACTGGAATGGCTTGCGCTATGCAAGGCTTTGACTTTGTTGGAATTGACATGGATCCTGACTATGTAGAGATTAGTAAAGCACGCATCGAATGGGCGAGAACACAAAAAGAAAATGATTGAGACTAATGGAATAGAGATAGGCTCCCTATGGAGAGCTAAAGGTTCCAAGAAGCTTTATTTGTTTCTAGGTGTAGCAAAACCAAAAGACTATGTCTCTTATGGAATGGATAAGATGCCCCCTACTTGGAAACTAGATTTCCCACCAGATTTTATTATGGTTGATTTAACAGAGAAAGCATTCATCCTAAAGACACTATCAGAAATTAAACTTTATTTTGATCCTGTTACTTGACTTATCCTTATTTATTAGAACACAAAGGAGAACATTATGGCTCGTAGAATGAAAGCCGAAACGCGAATGAAGAGAGCAGTTGATGCTAAAGATCCCTATCAATTTGCTTGGGCTTTGCTAGACATCGCTCGTCTAGAATGGCAGCAGGGAAAGGCTTTTGAGACCTTGTCTGTTACGGACATTAAGAACTTGCTTCAGGCTATTATGACTAGCCCTCACACTACAAAAGAAGATAAGGAGCAGCACACCGCAACTATCCACGACATTAAACAATACCTCAAATGATAAAATCTATCTCTTACAATAATGACGAAATCCTAAAATGGATTATTGACCTCTATGTTCCAGAGGGACAATTCCATTTAGATCCAACTTATTCCAAGGGACAATTCTATAAAGGAACTATTCCACAGCCCAAGATAAAATCAGATCTTTATCCAAAAGCAGACGACATTATCAAAGCAGATGCTGCCGATTTACCTTTTGATAATAATTCTATTTCCAGCATTATGTTTGATCCTCCTTTCCTAGCAGGTTATTATAAAGATAAGCCCACAGGAATTATGGGAAACAGATTTCACGGATTTAGAAAAATGGAAGACTGCTGGGCTTGGTATGATAAATGCCTAATAGAAGCACATAGAATTCTAAAAAAGAAAGGTGTGTTAGTTTTCAAATGTCAAGACACAATCAATTCTGGAAAGCAATTTTGGTCTCACACTTTTATCCAGAACAAAGCAGAAGAACTTGGTTTTTATCAAAAGGATTTGTTTATCTTGTTGGCTAAATCTAGAATGGTAGGACATAACCATAAGATCCAAAAGCATAGCCGTAAGTTCCATAGTTATTTCGTAGTGTTGATAAAGAAATGAATAAACAACAGCGCAAACTGCTTGCTGTTATTGCCGATCCTATCGAATTCATCAGCAGGTTAAAGATTATTGGTAAGGATGGTAAGTTAGTTAAACTTATCCCAAACCAAGAACAAATTAAAATCATTAATCAGATGGAGAACGGAAAGGACACACTAGTCCTTAAAGGGCGTCAAATTGGTTCATCGACCATAGTGTCGGCTTATCTTTTTTGGAAGGCTTACACGAGCCCTGAGCCCCTCACAATAGCCATCTTATCCCACAAGCTACAATCATCTAAACACTTGCTGAAGATTCATAAGACATTCTATGACCATCTCCCAGCATTTCTAAAAAGGAAACTATCAGTCGAGAACACTACAGAGATTACATTTAGCGACAGCGGTGCTTCGATTATTGCTGTTAGTGCTGAGGCGAAAGGTGGGCTTCGGTCATTTACCTGTTCTTACCTTCACATCTCTGAATACGCATTTGCCCCCAATCCAGAAGAACTTAAGGCTACTGCCCTATCAGCACTAAACAACGGGCAGTTAATTATTGAGACTACTGCTAATTATTTTAATGATGCTATGCACCAAGAGATTATGCGTTATGAAAGGGGAGAAGCAGATTGGAACTATTTGTTTTTCAGATGGTTTGATCACTACAACTACCAAGAGGAATTACCAGAAGAAGGCGTAGAATGGACAGATGTAGAATTAGATCTACAACAACTTTACGACCTTACTGACGAACAACTTTATTGGAGAAAGTTAAAGCTTTCTAAATTGGGAGATAAGTCTAAGTTCATTAGAGAATTCCCAGCATCTATCGAGGATGCATACAGCATCGCGGGCAACACTTATCTGTCTCGTGAAGACTTTGAGGAGATACAAATTGTTCAAGTCGAACCTAGAGAAACTACTATTCTGGATGATGTTGATCCTGATGATAATTACGCTATTGGTGTCGATGTCGCTGCTGGTGTCGGGAGAGACTATTCAGTCATCTATGTCGTGTCCAAGAGAACACACCAACCAGTCCTTATCTACAGATCAAACGAAGTCAGTCCAGTCTATTTGGCTGAGAGAATCGTTGATTTTGCAACCACCTACAACAACGCGTTGGTTCTTACTGAATCAAATAATTTTGGAAACGTCGTCCTGAACGAACTTCATCACATCGGTTACAGAAAGATCTGGAAGAAAGACGGCAAGGACTGGATCACTACACTTAAATCCAAGACTGCTATGTTCGAGAACCTAAAAGATGAGATTGTTACTGGCTACATTCATCTACTAGACAACATAGTTTATTCAGAGCTTCGTGCTATTACCGTAAATGATAGAGGCAACATAGAACTTGCTAATCAAGATGGAGCACACAGCGATAATGCTGTTGCTCTTGCGCTTGCTTACATGTGCCTACAATCCATCAGAATAAAAGAGGTGCCCTATCTCCCCTATTGGATAAAAGAGAAGAACGCACGCAAGACTAGACAGACTGGTGGTGTAGCCATCGCCAGCAAAAGGAGATACAATTGATAGAATTAAATAAAACAATAGAAGGTGATTGCTTGGAAGTTATGAAAGAACTGCCTGATAGTTCTTTTGACTTAATAGTAACAAGCCCTCCTTACAACAAAGGCTATTGGTCTAGGAACAGAAACATTAAGAATAATCAATTTAACACGAAGAGCAGACGAATAGAATACGGGAAGTTTGACGACACTATGTTGCCTGCTGACTATGATAAGTGGCAACGGGAATGCCTAACAGAAATGATAAGGTTGTTAAAACCAACTGGTTCTATCTTTTACAATCATCAGGACATTCTACGAGATCACCAAACAAACTTTCCGCAGTTTGTTCTTGACTTTCCTGTAAAACAGATTATAGTCTGGGATAGAAAGAGCACACCAAAGATAGATAAGTCTTACTTCTTTCCTATTACAGAATGGATCTTCTGGATACAAAAGGATAAGGGGGCAAGAACTTACTTTGACCGCAAAGCAGCAGACTTACAAAAGAACATTTGGTCTATTAATCCAGACAGAAAAAACAAGCATCCAGCACCATTCCCAATAGATCTTCCCCTAAATGCTATTAAGGCTTGCTGCCCCCCTGATGGCGTAGTGTTAGATCCTTTTATGGGATCAGGAACAACAGCAAAGGCTGCGGAAATGCTTAACAGAAACTGGCTTGGAATAGATCTAAACATTTACTAATAGGAATAACATCAAATGATTGAACTGATTAATGGAAATTGTAAAGATGCATTATCACAGATTGAAGATAATAGCATTTCACTTATAGTCACATCGCCCCCATATGGAAAGCAGAGATCAAAAGATTATGGCGGTATTGATCCAAAGCATTATGTTGATTGGTGGCTAAATATGGAGCCAGAATTTAAAAGGATTCTAAAAGATGATGGAACTTTCATCTTAAACATAAAAGAGAATGTGATTTCTGGTCAGCGGAGCACATATGTAATGGAGCTTGTTATAGAAATGAAAAAACACGGATGGTTATGGACGGAAGAATGGTGTTGGCATAAAAAAAATAGTATGCCGGGAAAGTGGTCTAATCGCTTTAGAGATTCTTGGGAGAGGTGCCACCAATTCAATCTAAATAAGAAATTCCAAATGTTTCAGGATGATGTAAAGGTTCCTATTGGAGATTGGTCTAAAACAAGAATGAAAAAGCTCTCCGATAATGATAAAAAGAGAATGAATTCAAAAACTGGCTCTGGTTCAGGTAAAAACATGTCAAACTGGATAGGCAAGCAAACAGTTTATCCTAGCAACGTTTTGCACTTTGCTACACTATGCTCTAATGTTGGACATAGTGCAGCATATCCCGAAAGCCTTCCAGAATTCTTTATCAAACTTTTCACTAAAGAAGGAGACACAGTTTTAGATCCTTTTATGGGCTCTGGAACCACAGGAATTGTCTGCAAAAAGCTAAATAGAAATTTTGTTGGTATTGAGATTGATCAAAGGTATTTTGAATTATCAAAAGAAAGAATTGCTCGCGCTTGAAATCTTAACTTGACTTTTACTTATTCATTAGAGAGGAACTAATAACTATGGCTAGAACCACACAAGACATCAATAACTTTATCCAGATTTGTTATGGCGAACATAAAGAATTCTGGAGAGAGAAGGCAGGAGAACTTAAGCGTTACAAGGACGCTTATGAAACTAAATTTTGGGAAAGTGAAGCCTACGACAGCACGATGATTAGGATTGAGACTAGCGATGCTTTCGGCTACATAGAGGGCTTTATTGCCTCTCTATTCACTAAGACACCATCAGTTATTGTTGGTGACGACATCGCTGCTACTGGTGGCGATGCTAAACTAGCACAAGCAACTGCTAATCGATTCCTTTATACGCAGAGAGAGCAGTTAGAGATTGCTTCTCGTCTTGCTCTAATCTATGAATTCAGCGGATTAAAGCTATGTCCCCAAGATTCTAACGAGATGCTCGACAAGGTAAACATCGAAGCAATTCCCTGCTGGGAGATTATGGTCGAT